TCGGTATCAATAAAAATTGGCAATGCTACGGGCAATAAAGCGCTGCCGCTCCAACGGAGCTCTAAAATAAAGTTTTGTTTGCCCTGTATCTGTAAATTTTCATTGCTGATATAACGCTCTGAGGCGGCGTAATTCGTATTATTGATTGTTTTAACCGCTTTATTCGAGCTCTCGTCGTCAATATAAAATTTAGGTATTAGTGTCATGTTAGCCGCCACAGCCTTGGAAAGGGGAATATGAAGCCCGGTAATTTTAAAGTTGCGGCCAATTCTAAACATTTCTGAGCGCCACACATTAACGCCGTAACTTGTCCCCAGTTTATCAATACCCTTAGCGCTGTCGTCTGACCATGCCACTAACGGCTCCTGCAAAGCAAAGGAGTTATTTTGCACGTAGGCTAAGGCAGTTACAAGACCATTGGCCCCGGCGCTGGTCGTTTTTAAAATATTGTGAATACCCATAGGCACGTCCTCGTGCTTTGAGCCGCGCGCAAAGACTGAGGCTGAGGCTTCCGGGTAGGTTGTATAACCACCCCAAATAAAGCGCGTAATCATGTGATCAATCGCACCGGCTAACGGCGGCATAGAATCGGCACAGAAATAAATTTGCTTATAAGTATAACCACCGACGAAATAACCAACTCGGAAACCGCCATTGGCATTACCTGAAAAGACAAACAAAATTCCATTAATGTTGCGCAGCGCCGTAATAATTGGGTCAGCTAATTCGCGCTCGATAATTTTTGCAAACGAAGCTGAGGTATAATCCCAAAAAATAATCTTTGCCCTTGTCTGTTTAGCGGTAGTGTCAACGCCCTCAATAACCGAGATTGCCAATTCCGTGCCGTAATTTTCAATATCGGTCGGATAACGGCCCACGCCAAGATTAAGTGCATTATAGGTTGAGCCGTTATTAGTATCTCCCTCGACGGTCGTTTTTTTCGTGGCGATATAGTTAATAATCCCCTCGCCTGAGGAGTTAACATCACAAAAATAAAGATTGTTATTGGCAAAAGCGGAACGTAGCATTTTACCATTAGGCATTTGCACACCTCGAATTGAGGGATAAGTTGTATTTGAAAGCGCTGTTTTCCCAAGCGTGCCCACCCAATAACTTTGTGTCATAGCGGCCACGCCGTTTAAGGGACCATAGCGCGCGACATCAATATTTTTTCTGAAATAAATATAGTTGTCGTAATAGGCGCTACCTTGTCCCTGCGCGTTAGTCAGCTGCGTCAGCTGAGAGGCCATAGTTAAGTTCGATTGCACAACATGGATCTTACCGTCATTGGCATAGCCATAAACATTTGTATCTTTCGGATTAGAAACAAGCCACTTAATAATGCCGGTGACTTCTGATCCGGAAATTTTAGTCGCTGCGGTCGGGCGTAAAACCCCTGAGGTGCCAAGTTCGCCTGAGTCGGCGATCGGCATATCAGGATCAATGCCAATAGACGCAATAAACTGGCCTTTCCGTCCTATTTGCTTAAGACTGGACCAGCCGGGCAAGATTGAGTCAATGACATAGATTTTTTTCATTTTCTATTTATTTTCTATTTCTTAGTGATCTGAACCGCGCTCGCAATTTTAAAGTTTGCAAACTGAGCGGACGTAAGATCTTGCACCTTGGCAACGCTAAAATCTTTTTGAAAAGTCGCATAATCAGTCGCGAACGGAACGAGCGTATTGCCAACCACCGCGTAAATTGCCGGGTTGCCGGGAGATTTTACAAGCATAGTGTCAAAATTAATAATAGGCTGTTGAATTTTTGGCGGTCGTGCGCCGGCGAGTAACTGCTTAATTGAAAGGCCAAAAGTTAATTGAAAGTGCGGCATATCCTTTTTGCCGATCGGCCAGTCACCACCCCATTCTAATCCAAGACGTTTACCAATCGCACCAACCGCAGCAAAATTTCCTTTATATGGGTCTGCTCCGGTAAAAGCAAAATCAAAAGCCAGTCCGTAGTTGTGATAACTCTGACCGCCTTTAGCATTGGTAACAATTTTACCCGATCCGCCGCGGCCTTGCGCATATAATGCGTTTTGCTCGGCGATTGTGCGCAAACCCTGAGTAATTTTGATATATAGCTTAGACTTGGCTGCTTCATTAATGAGTTGAAGCGCCTTTTTTTTAAGCTCGGGGTGGAGTAAATCTAAATTAGCGGCCATATTTTTATAATTGTATATGAAATTTAGTTGTAAAAAATATCAGCAAAATTAAGCCGATAACTCCCCACACAATCCCAACGATAACGGCTTTGCCGTAAGTCATAAAACTATGCAAAAGTGATCAAAGCTATGCAAACCTATGCGTCAACCAATTTCTTGGTTTTAAATTCGTCGGCACCCTCCACGTCTAAATTAAGTTCGGTCGTAATCTGATTATGCAAGTCGACTTGTTTGTTATACTCGGCCAAATATCGCTCGGCTTCTTGCAAAAAACCCTTAGCGCTTTGACGCAAACTGGACACAGTTACGGTCTGTTCGCTTGATTTAGAAACTTCGGTGACAACTTTAACGGGCTTATCACCGTCCGGCAGTCCCTGCGCGGCCGGAGTAGCTTCGATTGACACTATTTCCTCTGCCATAGGCGTAAATTAATTAATAAATTATTCATTAACAGGATTGGTCTCACCAGCCATTTTAACCATTTTTTCTTTAACATCAGTAATAGCAGCCCGACCGGTCATACCCATAAGAGTTACTAAAAATCCGTTGACCGCCATAGTCTGCTCAGGAGTCCACACCAAAATATGAAACATAAAACATACATCAAGGGCAGCTAAAATGACGCCCAAAATATAGGTTTTTTTGCCTTTTAAGAAATAAAATAAATCTTTCATACTAAATTAAGGTTAAGAATAAAAAGGTGGGAAGGGGAGTTTTAGGGCTCCCCTTGTGAGGATATTCGACGCGGTTTGCCGCGGGAAAAGGAGCAGTTTAAAACGACCTTTCTAATGAACTAAGCGCACCTCTCCTATTTTTCCACCTGCTTGAATTATATAACTCGGCCAAAAAGTAGCTACTCAATATCCTTGTTATATTGTTCAGGAAGCTCTATACCCTGATCAGTAATAATTCTTTCAAGCATTTTGTTATTGGCAATCACAGCATTAACCTTAACTGTCAAATTAGAAACTTCCGAGCGTAATCTAATTACCTCGTCTCTATAAAAAATCCGATCCTGCCGCAACCCGTCCATTTCATTTTCTTTGGGTATAAACCATTTTCGTAAAATCTGAGCTAAAACAACCAAAACAGCGGCTGAAAGAAATCCGATAAATGCCTTGCCAAAATCAGTTTGGAAAAAATGAAACATTTTAGTAATAAAGAGACGGAGTAATCCGAATATAATTAATAACTAAGAAAAAGGTCAGTATTGCCATAGTCGGTATTCCGACGCTGGCCGTTGATCCGAGCGCAAACATTACCCCCATGGCACACCACAAAAACATAGCCGTCAGCGTCATATATTTTCGCAACCAATAAACCCGCGCATATACCGCAACAAATTGTGCAAGACCCACGCTCACCATAATAGTGCCGAGCTGAGTCTGCGTGATAAAAGATTCAAGGACCGAAAAAACGGCTGAGGTAGAAAAGCTGGAAACAGCATATAAAAACCATGCTCCCCACGTCATTGCCATAAGTGACGCGATCAGCTCCACTACAACCCAATCATAGAAAAATATAAGGTCGTAAAGGCTTCGGGCAATTTTTTTCATATATTTTTGCTTAGTAATTAAGGCAGCTGTTCGCACGCTTCGCTGTCATTATCTCGATCAAGACGACGATCGTGTGTCCTATCAAAATAACGCTGTGCTTCGGCCTGTGTTTTGAATATCGAACAATTAAAGCGTCCAGCGGTTACAGTATTGCGGAAAAAATAAAAACCAATTACAGCTGCCACTAAAAGAGCAACAATAACCAAAAGCTGTTGCGCATTTTGGCGCATTTCCTAATAGTATACTTTTTTATTTTTATGATTGATTTCTTCTTGCTCGTGAAAACGCTCCATTTCCTGCATTTCAGGGATTGAGAGCTCTTGCTCTTTGGAATAAACAGTCGTTGGCTCACCATTATCGGCTACGCCGGGCTTGGGACAAAAGACAGAGAATTTGTCATTGTTCAGATTTTTTTTAAGTTTATCTAAAAACATATAATTAATTTAAGAATTAAGTCGGTCCGGGCGCTTCATACCTTACTTTGCCCATTTGAGCGACGATATCATTAGTCGCCGCGCCAACGCCTGCAGCTTGACCCGTAATTTTGAGGATATTAGTGCCTGTCAGCGTCAAACCTGTTAACTCCCCAACCGAGGTATAAGCGGCTGCTGACGCCCCTTGTGTGGTCAATGAGACCATATAACGCACGACGGTCGAGCTTACCCGAATCAGCTCTACGTAAACGGTCCACGCTGAGGAAAGGCTGAGGGTTAAAGCGCCCGTATCAAAAATGACAGTTCCTGCAAAATAAATTTTAATTTGGCGCGTGGCCGTGGCAGACGATACAAACACGCCGCCATAACTGGCCGCACAGCTGGCGCCATTCACGTCAAAGAAATTAGCGTCAAGAGTATCACTATATAAATCTGTTTCGCTCGTGCCTGAGTTTCCCACATTGGCAAAGTGATCAAAGCGGCCACCTCCGGGAATACCGACGCGCACGGCGTTTGATTTGGTTAAATAAAAATTTCCGTTAAATTCCCACGCCCCAGCCTCAGCTGTAGTCATAAGTGTGCCGGATTGGAATTTAACCGGCGCTTTATTGGCGGCAGTAGATCCAGCTGGCAATAAAAGCCATGCGGTGATTGTATCGTTTACAGCCGCATTAAGCTTTACGCGGCCGGTAGAGTCAACCGCAATGCCCGTGGTGCCACCAAAGGCTTTAATAATGCCGCCAAACTGAATATCACCACCCAAAGCCGGCTTAAATGAAATAGCTGTAATTTTGAAAGTAGCGCCGGCAGCTGCGCCATAAGCTTTGATAACAAAACCAACACCTGAAAGACTGGCGGCGGTTGGAGAGGTTTTAACCCAATATGTATATGTGCCGGCGTCGACTGCTCCGTAGGCTGTTCCACCAAATTTTGCAGCGACTGTCTGAGGGTGTTGGATCGAAACCGGAATAGAAAATGTGCCGTTTGGATCACCAATTTGGATATAACAAGCGCCGGTGACATTCGCAAAAGTGATTGTTAAGCCGTAATAGGTATCGGGTTGAACGGCAACCGCAAAATTAGCCGCGGTTTGCGTCCATGTTCCTGTGCCTGCCGAATAAGTAAATAATAAACCTCCGCCAGCAACAACCGAACAGTCCCCGGTCGCTGACCATTTTGTCATACCAGCTGGCAGGCTTGGCTCTGATAACATTTCTGTGCCAAGACCGCCACCGAAAGCATTAGGATTAAAGACTGCCAAATTACCAAAGACACCCAACGCGTCCGCTGACATAAAGTGGCCCGTTCCCAAGGAATTATTAAATCGGGTATAAGCGCTTGACTCATAAGCATTGCCACCACCTTGAGAGTGATAGGTCCAGTTGGTATTTATATTGCCAATGTCGTCCCCGGCGTGCATAAAGATCGAGCCGTTTGATTTTGCTTTGACGTTGGCACCCTGCACATAGTTAACTCCACCACTTTGAATTGTGATAACAGCTTGGCCACCGCCAGCGGTTGAAACCACTAAATTCATAGCGGCATTGGCCCCGGCGTTAACATTTCTAACCTGCACTAAAAATCCTAAGTTTCCGTCACCCTGAAAATCAGCGACTCCGTTTGCATTAGCCGGCTGATAAACGGTTAAAGTTCCATATTGGTTAACATACATGACGAGCTGAGCGGTATTGGCTCGATACCATTCGGCAATGTTGACTGATCCGCTGGCATGACCTCGGACCACTTGCGCCGGAAGCGTGGCAGAGGTTGAAAGAATTTCGACCTGTGCGGCGTTTGGCGCCGTTGTGCCAAACCCAGCGTGACCATTATTTAAAAAGGTAGCGGCTACTGTGGCGCCGTTATTTCCCACTAATACTTGAACCGCGGCCGCTGTCAGCGTGCCGTTGCCGGAGGTGCCTTGCAGTTTCAAAATACCGATGACGCTCGTGCCACCAATTAAAGTTTGATTTCCACTACGTCCGGCAAGATAAGCATATTGGGAATATACATCAGTCGAAACGTAGGTAAAGCCAAAGGTGCCGGCGCCGTTATAGGTGATTGGGGCAGTAGCGGAAAGCCCAAGATATACCCCGGCCAGCGTTATGTAATTAGCGTCATTAATAAACTCAGAAACATTGTCAGCTAAAAAGGCAACAACCCCGTCTTTATCCTGCCAATCAACTGAACGCTCAGCATTTAAGTTTCTAAGATTAAAATTTAAGGCGCCGGAATAAGCATTGTCAAAAAATCTAAAATGACTTCGACCGGTAGAATCGTCAAAATCAAAATTTCCGTAAGAAGCCGGATTGAGCGTCGAGTATAAAAATAGACTGCCGTTAAGCGCAGCGTCTCCGCCCACATGGAGAGTATAGGCTGGGGAAGCTAAATTAATACCAAGAAAGTTTGAACTTACATCATAAAAAAGACGGTTAACATCAGCAAAAATCTCACCCAAACCATTATTGGTAAGAAAGAGCACAGCTCCTAAGTTTGCAGAATATTGGTTAACTCTAAAGGTTTCTGCTGTGACAACACCGCTTAATTTATCAAACGTAAATAAAGACGATCCGCCGAATACTCCGGCGTCGTTAAATTGAACTTGAGTATTTGAGCCGGCCGGAATAAAAGACGCGGCAAAATAATTGGCCACGGCAAGCGTGCTTGGATATTTTGTATTGTTGAGCGTCGAAAAGTTAGTCGCTTTATTTGCTACATTTTCCGGCGTGAAGCCAAGCGCTGCTTGTTTGCTATTAAACGTAAACCAATCAACGGCGGAGAGATAACCGTTATGGGTAGCGTCCGCCACGTGAATTGATAGCGTGATCGTTCCAGCGCCGGTAATAGGGGATCCTGAGGCACTAATAACATCAGCGCCAGCTATTGCAACCGAAGTGACGGTGCCTGAGCCGGCCGGACCCCACCGCATACCGCCCGGATAACCTGAATCAGCCGTTAAAAGGTATCCATTAACACCGGCACTCAAAATACCTAAAGAGTTTGCACCTAAACCTACAATTAAATCGCCCTTAGCAGCATTACCACTTAAATTTAAGACGCTGATTTTCCGGCTGTTAACACCGTCATGGTTATGTCCCCCGGTAATATCTTTTAAAATGTAATCAATCGAGGTAGCAACAGCTGATCCATTAACACCCACTTTATTTTGCAGCGCTTCAATCGTATCGTCCTCATTGGTGTGGTGCGTAATGTGGTTTGGATTATTCAAAGGCTGACCGGTTGAGCCCCGGGTTGCGTCGAGATCCTGTATGGTTGTTGGAAATGTTGTTGACATACTTAAGGCTTGGCGTCATGAGTAGCGGCGCCACTTGGTTTAGAGTCGTGAGAAACCACAGCAGAGGGTTTTGTGTCGTGGGTAGCAGAACCCGAGGGTCGGCTATCATGGACAGCTGATCCGCTTGGTTTTGTATCATGCGAGGGCGATCCGGCGGCGCTTTTAAAATCATGAATAAAGGGTGTTTGCTCGCTCCAGCCATAGAGGGGATCGTCCCACGTTGCGACGCTATCGTCCCATAAGCCCAACAAATAAGTGATAAATGTAGGCTTTGAATTATGCGTCGGGGAGTTAGTTGGTTTAGAGTCACGACTGGCTGATCCCGACGGCTTGGTATCATGGCTCGGAGAGGACGCCGGTTTTGTGTCGTGTGATGCTACAGCCGTCGGTTTGGCGTCTTTGGTAGCCGAGCCGGTTGGCTTAACATCATGCGGCATAGGTTTATCTCATAATATTCCGCTTACCTGCGACTTTCGGTTTTAAATCCTCAAACCGTTTGCCGTAAAAGCGGCGAATATTATCATTGTCGATTTTGATCTGAGCAATGTAAACCGGCAATGATTTGTTATCAGGCAAGCGAGCAGTTAGGTAAGCGACAGAAGCGCGACGGGCCAAAGTAATATGAAAAATTGAAGCAAAGCCCGGATTTTTAGTTGTATCACCGGCAACAAATTCAGAAATATCACGATCAAAATAAAACTTTAATCCGGCCGTATAGCTATAACTTGGCGCCGGAAAGAGCTCGATAATTCCATTCAAGAGACGGTAGTAAAGCGGCGTGCCGTTACTTTTCATAAAATCGTCAACACCCACGCCCGGCGCTAAGTCTTTAATTTGGTCAAGCGTAGTTGGTTTAAGGGTTTGCACAGCTCCGGCGGAGGTATAAATTTCTACTCGCTTCATAGTCAACGCGTCAGACGGAATAGCATATTTGCGCGTGCCTGAAACTAAGTTAATAGTCGCCTGCGGCAAGTCAGCGAAATTAGAGTCGTCATACTGCCAGCCCTCAAAGGCGTGAAAAATAACGGACCAAACCTCTCGGTTCGCTTCGTTTAAATGTCGGACAAATTGAGCTTTCAAAAGCGCGTCGCCGGAAATGTCGCCGTCGGATAAATTACACATTTCCTCGCACTCTTGGATCAATCCTTGTTTAAGGGTGGTGTCGTTGAATTGCATAGGAGCACGTCGTCTATTGCCGCCTCCCAAAGGTAAGCGTGCTCCTTATATTGTAATGTTGACGCAATATAGTTGTAAGCCATATCACCAACCTCTTTTCGTAAAGCTTTTGACTCGATCAAAGCAGTTAATGATTTATACCAGTCGTCAAGGCTCTCAGCTAAAAATCCTGTTTTCCCGTGTTCGATTGTCGCGTGGCCGGCGACTGGCTTGTAATAGGGATAAACCTTAGAGGCGACGGTCGGGATCCGATACATAGCATATTCGAGCCATTTAATGTGAGATTTACCACGGTTAAATTCGTCGTCCACTAAAGGCGCAATACCAATATCCCATTCTTGCTGAGCCAAAAGCTCCGGGTATTTATCCCACGCCTCAGATCCGCCTTTTAGTTTGACTCGATCAAGGGCCTCAGCACTAAAACCATGAGGGGCAAAGAGCTCCTTAATTTTTTCCAATTCCACAGCACCCATTACCTCAAATTCAAGGTTAATATAATGGTTCATGAGCTTAGCCAACACCGGCAAGACAAGATTTAAATCGCTATAGTGGGTAATTGATCCGGCATAGCCAATCACAATTTTATTAGTTTTTTTAGGCACCGGCAAAAAGTTAAACTCCTCGGTATCATTCAAGTTTGGCAGAACAAAAAACTTTTTCTCAACGCCGTGCGCCGCTAAAATTCTCTCATAATAAAATTTACGCAGCGGTTCGGTTGATACGGAAATGGCGCTTGCTAAGGATAGTAAAGCCCCCACAATCGAGCGTTTTTGTGAGCCAATAGAAAAGACTTGGTGGCCCGGTTGATCTGCCCGAGTTTCAAAATAATTGTCGTCCACATCAACCACCAAGGGGATTTTATAATGACCGCAAACAAAACAAAGAGCCGCGGCGGCTTGGGGATTATCAATAACTTTCGTCCAAATCAAATCATATTTTTTAGCAAGCTCCACATAAAAGCCGGCAATATCTTTACCCTCGGCCTGTTCTAAGAGCTCAGCTCCCAATACATCAATATCGTATTTTTCTTTATTTAAAAACTTGGCCGGCGCCACGATCCGGTAATAACTAACACCACCAAAAGCTTTATTCTTTTTTCGATATTCGTTTTGTGCCCAATCAGTCATGATCATGGCAATTCTTGGTTTTTTCATGGGGCTTTTGCAAAAATTAATTTCAAAATATATTCTCGGTAATATTCATAAACTTCGTCAGTATCATTCGTGTGCGGCACTCCTCTCTCATTAGCCAATAGGTCAAAGACAAAATGACCGACTTCATGAATTAAGGTTAACATATCTTTAACCTTGAGGGTAGGAAGCCAAATAATAAAATGGTTCAGATTATCTTTTTCTTTTGTTAGATGATGATATCTGCCCTGCTCGGTTCCTGTTACTTTAAAATCGTGATCGTAGCGTTCTAAAATATAGTCATGATAAACCTCGGCTTTGCCTGTTATTACAGTTAAGCCGGACTTAAAAATTTCGTCATTAATCTCATAAAATTTAAGCTTACGCTCTAACTCGATTAGTTTTTCATTTTTTACTGGTTTTTTCGCCATAGCAAAGCCTCTTTAATCCCCTCCTCAAGGGAAATTTTAGGTTGATAAAATAGGCTCATTTTTGTCGTATCAGCCACACGATACATTACGCCTGCCGGCTTGCTGGGCAGTCGCTTAAACTTAGGCTCGTAGGAGGCCACAGAAGCCACTAGACGAGCTAATTCGTCAAAACTCGTCGCTTTACCCGTCCCAAGGTTAACTGCCCCTTTAAAGTCAATTTCAACGGCTTTCATAACAGCGGCAATAATATCGTCAATATGAATAAAGTCCCGGACCTGTTCGCCCGTTCCCCAAATCTCAAAGGGGTCGGCTTGCTCGGCACCGCGCTTAATAAAGCTCGGGAAAGGATAATCTAAATCTTGGTCCGGACCGTAACCGGAAAACGGCCGAAAGATATGCACCCGGACGCCGGCTTGCTCCGCAAATTGCGCCAAAAATTCGCCGGTCAGTTTAGCCCAGCCATAGGTCATATCCGGCGCCTTAATCCGTTCGAAGTTAACATCAGCCTCTTTAAGCTGGACCTTAAAGCGTTGTAGCTCTACCGGATACACCGCCGAGGAGGAAAAATAAATAATTCGCTTTTGTTTGGTGCGCACCGCCCAGTTAAACATCTCGGCGTCGATCGAAAGATCGGTTGCCACGCTGATTGGGTCATTTTCTATTTTTGTTCTACCCCCAACAATAGCGGCGCAATGAATAACCATATCCCAAACAATTAAGCTATTAGGATCATGGCGAAAAAAGTCGCGGCAATCGTGATATCTTTCGTGGCTGTCTTTTATATCAACGCCAAAAATTTCATGACCTTGATCCAAAAGATATCTCTGAAAGTGGCTACCAACAAAACCTTTATTCCCGGTGATTAAAATTTTCATAGGTTATTTTCTAACAAAAAGTGTATCAGTATCGTCCTCGGCCACTTTATCATAGTCGGTAAAAAACTCATAAAGAGACGGGGAATAAGTGATCTCCTCCCATAATTTGCTTTGGGCGTGAAGCTCGATCACAACCATTTTAGGTTTGGTTTTTAGAGTTGATAACACATCAGCCTCCATGCCCTCGGTATCAATAACCAGTAAATCAATCGGCACTAAACCAACAAGCTGGTCCATAGTAATCATATCAGCTATAACCTCGCGCCATTCAGGCATTGGGCAAAAATCCCTCATTTTTTCTTTTTCCCACAGCGCTTTAACGTCCTCGCGAGCTGTCGTAATTTGGCCACTCTCAAAGAGCTTTAACTTTCCGTGGATTGGACCGACTGCACAATTTTTAACCTCGATATTTTTATTGTGCAAATGCCTATCGCGGCAGCGCTCATAAAATTCAGGGATAGGCTCAACGTATAAGCCTTTCCAGCCTTTATCAGCCAGCTCAGACGTATAGGAATTAATCTCGCCGTCATGCGCTCCAATTTCAACAAAGAAACCAAAGGCCGGTAATTGATCAAGAGATAACTTAAGCATATTTCTCTTTAGTTTTTTCCGCCTGAGCCAGCTGCTCAGCTTGGCGTGCAATAGTTATTTGTCCCGGGTGGATCCGGTAGGTTGCCATAATGCGATCTAAAAAAGCCGGAGTATAGAGCTTACCAAGCCTCAACCAAAATTCATAATCACTCGTTAAATCCTGATCCTCAGAAAAGAGGCCGACTTCGTCCATGATATCAGAGCGCCAAAAGACTGAGGGCTGCGGCACGATATTGTGCTGCTTAAGCTCGTTATAATCCCATGGTTTGCCAAAGGTCATTTCCTCACCGGTTTCAAAATTTTTCATGGTGATTAATCCATAGAGCCACTTTATACTCGGGACATTTTTAAAAAAATGATCCGCAATAAAAAGAGCTCCGGGCGCCATTAAATCGTCGTCATTGGACCAGTTAAGAATATCGCCGGACGCTGCCGCAGCTGCGCGGTTTATAGCCTCGGTAATACCTGAGTCTTTGCCGTGGATATAAATAATGCGATCGTCTTTTGGCAACAAATTCTCAATCGAGGTGCCGCCGTCCTTGATAATCAATTCAAAGTCCTGAAAGTCTTGGTTTAAAATTGCGCCTACGGCTTGTTGAATAAACTGCGGCCGATTAAAGGTCGGCATTAAAATTGAAAACCGAGGAAAATGTGATCTAACCGGATTAGGCGTTTGGTTTTTCATAGATCGCGTGAAAGAGATATTGAAAATCTACATTGTTTCGCTCGGTGTGCTTGCTTTTGAGCGTCAAAATATCTTTAAAATGTTCGGCGACTATATCCTGATCCCATAAGAAGTAATGCGGCGGCGCCAAGTTATCGTCAAAATTAACCTCAAAAAAGAGCAATCCGCCCGGCTTTAAAACGCGCGCAATTTCCTCAGCCATTTTTTTAGGGTGAGGGGTATGATCTATCACGTTAACACAACACACATAATCAAAGTGGTTGTCCTCAAAAGGAATATTCTCACCCGAAGCACAAAGATATTTGACACGTTCGGTGTCCGGCATATCGGCAATTTTTCGATATTCTGCCACCAAGGGATCAATCGCCACAACGGTATTGGAAAAGCGCTCAAATATTGAAATTAAGCCACAGCCCACATCTAAACCTTGACCCTCACGATTAGGCAAATCAGTAAAGATTTTCATTTTGGCGCGGCCGTCCTCGTGCCTAAAGGTTCGATAGTCCGGTATCTGCGCATACAGTCCTTTCCAAAATCCAACCTCGGCAATTTGTTTAGAGTCTAACTCTTTGGGGATTTCCTGTTTAGGAGCTGTGGACAACTTTGGCGGCTTAGTCTCGTTATCCACAGAGTTAACAGGTTGTGCACTTTTGGCAGACTTTTTTTGCTTAATCATATAGTAAAATATTCATAAATCGTAATCAGCTGGTCAGCGACCTTGTCCCATGTCATTGATCTAAGCTGTTCCCTCCATTGTAAGTTTTTTCCACCCAAAAGAGCAAGCCTTAGTTTTTCCACAATCTTATCCACATTCTCAAATTCGACCCAATGCACGCCCGGGATATCTTTATACTCGCAATGGTCGGTTAGAACGATCGGCGCTCCCTGCGCGCCGGCTTCCATTGCCGAGAGTGGCATTACTTCGGCCCGTGAGGCCAAACAGAAAACCCCACATGAGGCATAAAACTTAATTAGGTCCTCCGGTCCCATTCGGGGCAATATAATCGCTCCAAGGCCGTCTAAGAGCGCTCTATAGCTATTGTCTACCACATCACCAATACAGATATAGGGGACATTAAGTTTAATACAGGCTTTCGCTACGGCGAGCTGCCCTTTTGACGGCTCGATCCGGCCGACCGTCAGAATAAAGCCTGACTGCATAACACCCTCGTCGACCGTTACCGGATTAAACCAAAAGGGGTCAATTCCATTAGGGACAAAAAATATCTTTTCGTCGGGGATTATTAAATGACGCCTCACCCTCTCCACCTCGCCCGGCGCCAAAAAGAGCGCCGCGTCGAGGCTATCGAGCATAATTTGCTGCTGGTCATAGGGGATAAAGGCGTCAGACTCATGGTAAATCATAGAGCATACAACTGGCTTTTTCCATTTTTTCCCAACCCATAGCTGATACTTGGTCCACAGCATTGAGAAATTAAAGAGGTGGACGATATCGTATTGGCTCATGAGAAAGGCCGGCGAGATAACGGGCTGACCATTATAGTCAGCCCCTATCCCTTTTTTTACTAAAGCCTTTTGGATTTGTTCTAATTGGATCTGATCGCCGCCAGTCCATAATTCAGCTGGTCGGTTTTGCAGTAAGACGCGCATACTAAACAACCGCGTCGGGTTTTTCTGTCATAAGTTCCAAAAACTCAGGGTCGTTTTTGACTTGGTGAATAAAGCCGCCGATCATAGCGATCGCTTCGGGAATTGGACGGTGCACATTGCCCACCGCGTCTTGATAATTAGGGTTTCGCTCCTCGTAAATGTCACCGGACGGAATTGCGCAGATATAAATATCATTGTAATACACGCCGGCAACATCAAGATTTTGGGGGTGGACCTTAACATTTAAATGCTGGTCAATTTCCTTTTTAATCTTTTTCTCAAAATCAAGTCTTGTCATAGAATAAATTAATTTTCTATGAGCTCAAAGAGGAGCGTTTAGAGGGACTGTAATCGCTTAAATGGTGTGGCAGTCCAAGCCATTCAAGCGATACTCCAAACGCTAACTACTAAGCAGTTGCGCCGGACTTGAGAACATTGACCCAGCTCGAGTTAAGGATCTTGGCAACAAAAAACGCTTTCCAACCCACAGTAGACCAAGTATTCAAAGGGTTAGAGGTGTCATTATCACCCGGGTTCTTAACGTAAATTCTTGAGTCGGGCTGTCCTTCGAGATTTAGGGTCCCGTAGGCGTTAGCACCGAAGAAGAACGAGTGGTAGACGGTTACGGTTGAAGCTTCGGTTGATTCGTTATTGGTTTCAACAAAGTTAAAGCCGTGGAATTGACCGATAATGCCTTTCAAGATCGAGTCTCGATTGACATACAACTGGGTGTTAACCCATTCCGTGTTACCGCGCAAATCGTAAGAAGCAGACACAGGGACGATTGCTCGAAACATTCCGTCGTCAAATGGCTTAGCCTTGGCACGGCGCAAAGTGCGTAATTGCTTACGAACTTCGGCGCCCGACAAAATGTCAGTAGCGGCAACGGCAGTTAAGGCAGACTTTGCGCCTGCGAGAACGACGGTTCCGTTAGCTGACAATTCGGCGGCAATAAGCGTGTCTAAGGTTTCAGCGGCATTTTGACCCATTGTCTCAACATGCTCTTTGAGGTTCTCGTCGATAGAGGTTAACTCAAAGAGAGAGCCGACTTTAGTGTATGTTCCATATTCAGCAATGACCGCGCTGACAATATTACTTGTCATATCAACGGCGCCCGGCATAGCCGCTTCCGTTAATGGCGTGGTAGCAACCGCCAAAGGAGAAAACCGGTTAAAGTAAACGGTTTTACCGCTGTTGGTTGGGTGCTTACGCTTCTGAGCACCGTAGTCGTAGCGGAGATCCGCTTCGGCACGGGCCAAAAACACCTTGCTGTAAAAGATCATCATCAACTGAGTCAGGCCAGTAGTGATTGAGCTCATATTTAAGGGGTGTAAAGAACAGGATCACTCGCGACAGAAAAAATACTAACCTCGACTATGCGGCAGGATTTTTTCTAATTTATCGACTGGCATGGCACGGAGTTCAGCTTCTGAGTAGCGGCGCTCTATATCGGATTTTGCTGTATCGTCATGATCGATAGCTCCGGCTTCCGCTTTTCTTTCCTCAGCACGCTTTTCGAGCGCGCCTTTAACATAGGGATCGGAAAGTGCGGACCGGCCGCCATTTTTCATAATGAAATTAACATCCTCCTCAAGATAACCGTCAGTCTTGAGCTCCACGCGCTCTCTCCAGTCGGCGTCAGAGATCTGTTCAGGTTTTTTAAGTGGGTCGGCCCCCGGCGCAGGCGGTTCAACGGCAGCTTTAGGTCTTGCCTTAAGCTTTGTCTCAGCGGTTTTAGCGCGAGCAAAAATCCGTTTATTGAGCTTATGCGTCTTAAGAAGCGCCTCGTCCTTTTCCTCCTCGGTCATGCTCTCTAAATCGAGCTCGTCCTCGGGTTTAAGGTCGTCGAGATTTTCCTGATTCTCGATATCAGTATCGGTTGGAGAGTCGATATGCTCGTTTTGTTCACTCATATTTTTTAAAGGGTCTTATGTGACCACAATGTAAAGCTGCCTGTTAAAGGGTGGCAGACGAAACCCATAGAGGGCTAAACGCCCGAACTATTTAAAATTATCTCAGCGGATCGTCCCCTGCTTTCGGAGCAACCAATGGCTTCTTTAAAACGCCCATTTGCACAAGCCACTTTGTCATTTTGTCATAACATAATTTATTTGCCAGCACCTGAGCCTTAATATCCTCCGGGGAGCCTTTAACATCAAGCGAGGCCAAATACTGTAGGGGTTCGATTTTTTCTCTAATCAGGTCCTCAATCAAATACCACTCCGGGTCATTTACAAACTTGGCAATCGCTTGGCGATACTGAGCTATTGCCTCTTTGGTCATTTCTTTAGGCATACAAAAAATTTAATTACTGAGTAAGTTTAGCGGCCATTTGAGCGGCAGCGGCCGGTGCTGGTTGCTTGGCACCCATTGGTCCCATGCCGGGCATAGGCATACCGGCCGGCTGTTTAGGGGCTTTTAGCTCGGCGGCTTCAATTTCCAACGGATCGATACCAAGTTTTTCACAATACTTGTAATACAGGACCTTAATGCGCGGATCGTCTAAGACTTGAGGGTTTTGGATAAAGCCGGCCAAAATTCTAAAGATATTATTAGCGGCCTGCATTAGATTTTCCTGCTCCTCGTCCACGATAAAGTCAAACTCAAATTCCATGTCGTAGTAAAACTTCTCTTTGATCTTAGGCCAACGGTAGGGGCCAATCGCTTTAATCTTTGTTTTAATTTCTTGCATGAGGGTATCGCGCTCCTCGGCGGTTACCACTTTACCGGCCAAAATACGATCGATAATTTCTTGGCGGACCAAGGTATCAGCCCACAATTCGTCAAACTCGGTAAAGTCCTCTAAAGAGCCCATAAAACGGATTACATGGTCATAGGACAAGTCAGATTTAAGCTGAGGCGCCACCTGTTCGTTAAAGTGAGCACGCAGGGCTTCCGCAATGCGGCGCTTACGCTTGGCAGAAATTGAATTAACATTTTGCTGGGCCAAAGTGGCAGAGGTGGCCGGCGTAGACGGCGGCGGCGTTTCGCCGCGCGCCAATTCGGGAGTAAAAGCAATCCGGTCAGCCGAAGCGTCGTAATCTCTAAGCTCGGCTTCTTGCGCGGCCATGTTGCGCTCGGCCACATCAACCGGTCGCAAGCCCTCAGAGCCGACAGCTTTCTTTAAGACTTGGCCGGTTTCAAGATCAGAGAGGACAGAGTTAATAATTGTTTCGTCGTCAGATTGGAAAAGGTGCAGCGCAGAAATTTCCATTGATACGCGCGTCTGATTTTTAATTTCGTTAAAGCGTTCTTGAGGAACAAATAAATCCTCAATCGTGCCAATACCCAACCAACGGCCCGGCGTGCGGCCAAGGTGAAACTCGTCGACGGGCCAATCTTTATTCCAGCGCGCTTTAAAGAGGACAATCCCCTCCTCGTTTGGTGCTACTTGATCAGGCAGTAAGCCAAAGTTTGGATCCATAAAGGAGTCAGAGGCCGTCATGATAAACAAAGCTGACACCGGATCCTCGGATCGGCTCTTAGGGTCTAAATCGCACATACGGGCCTCTCCAAAGCGCTCATAGGCTTTGTAATAAGGCGAGGAAACAATCTGATTAACCTGTGCGCCGCTCATACTTTCGGCTTCGTAAGAGGTCGGGGCCGGCGTGTTGCCTCCCAATGTTCGAATAGCTTTTTTAACGGCATTATCGTCCCAGCCGTCTTTAACCTTATCCAAAAGCTGCTTGCGCGTTAAATAATGTTTAAAAGTCAAAAAGCGAGATCCCTTTAAAGTTTTAACGGTGGAGTCGTTATACATACGGCGCAAGTCAACAATGACTGAGCCCTTTTTATTTTTTCTAACTACGCCCGTTCCGAAAGTGGCAATCCAGTCCGGCAGCTCCTCGAGCATTTGCCCATATTTAGATCGCTTAAGATAGGTCTTTAATTCTTTCTCCATGAGAAAAGTGCCCAAGCGTGACTCTCGGTTTAGCGGTAAGAGTCGGATATCTGATGTTTGAAACTGCAACGCACGCGAGGCAACCTCGCGGCGAAATTTACAGATATTGAAAAACATACGCTCCCGGCCGTTATAAAGACCCTTGTATTGGAATTGGGAATTATCGTAAAGGTGGCAGCGCTTGATCGTCTCGTATTGATTGAAATAATAGCCCGGGACAACTTCAATGTCGTTATACAAAAAGTCCCTGATTTCGAGACGGGTTTGCGAGAAAATATTGAGTAGATCACTCATAGATTAAAATATTTGGTTACTACCGCCCTGCCTCAGCCGAGACAGGGGGCCCCTAATTAAAAACTCATGCGACGCTATTTGCATGATAACGAAATAAAAGAGCGGCCCCGGTAAGGGCAATAGCAGCCAATTATTTAAAGGACCGATTCTCTTGGCGGTTCCGATTAATCTGCTGCCTGAGCGCATTGTTAACTTTGAGCGGTGAGTCAATACCTGAGACGGCTAAGGCCAAGCTCATAATGCCGTCGTCGTGCATACCCTCGGGGACTTTTACGGTAATGCGTCCTTTGTCTGAGAGCTGATAACTCATAGACTCAAGCTCTTGGATCAGCCACTCAACATTTGGTATTTTTATTTTATCTTGTTCCAATTTAATTGCCAGTCCGTCCAATAACTTGCGGCGTGTGCCATACTCCCCTCCTGTAAACTGGACCGCGTCGTCGTCTAAAATAGTAATGCCAGCGTGGCGCAAATCGTCCACAATCGGATCACCTACTGAGCCGTGGGAGCCGTCAATGCGTAAGCGCGCGCGGTTATAGCGAAAATGAGCCGCTTCGATACGGGCTTTTTGCATAGGATAATCCACTTGGTTAAAGCGGTCCGGGATATGAGCGATAAAGGTATGGAGGTCAAAGGGCGTAATAACCGACCAGTCATTATATTTTGCTAAGTCGACGCCAAGATTAAATTTATGATCCGGAAAAATAGTCAGCGGTATGTCTTGGATATCATAGGCATTTTCCTTAATACGGCGGAAGAATGAGTTGGCATTATCCAAAAAGTCGCACTCATACTCTTGGCGGAAAAAGGACTCGGTTGATGTTTTACGCGCTTCGTTAAGCCACTCCGGCGCGATAATCCCCGACTCAGAGGCTCGTAGAATTGAGGAAAACCAGTTAGCGTTTTCCTGCGCGTAGCTAAATTTAACATAAAAGTCATTGCGACCCTTAGGCGTTCCTAAAAACCAAGTCCACGCGTCCGGGTTCGCGATCATAATCGGCTGCACAATACCCGACCAAATCTCCGGCTTCATGTCGCCGTATTCGTCTAAACATACTCCCATTGGGTTCGGTCCGCGCAACGAGTCCGGGCGGTCAGCGCCTAAAATATATAAAATCGAGCCATTGGGAAAGGGAATATAGAGATCGGAATTATTGCGCTTTGCCCAAATTTCCGGCGGCACATAGTTAGGCAACATACCCGGATCCTGCCACACAATCTTTTTGGCCTGAGATAAAAAAGGCGCCACATACCAGTAGGTGCCCTTAATGGCGGCCGCCCAGCGGACCAGTTCATTGATCGCTAAGGTAGTTTTTCGGGCCTTACGGTGCCACACAATGACTTTAAAGCGCGCTCCGTTTAAGATAACGCTCAGCTGGTGCGGTTCCGGCTGCCAATTATAGGGGATATGTAAATCCATAAGGATTAAGTGCCGGCTTTTTGAGCCAATGGATCACCCGGACCAAAGAGTTGGAGACGGACATTGATGTTATTTTTGTCCTGATCGAAAGCGATTGTTTGCGCGGCCTTACCAAAGGCTCGGTCAAATAATGAGTCGATTGCCCGATTATCCGGCTTCTCAACGGCAAAAAAGTAATATTGCTCCCCTCCCTTGGTATCAAGCTCTCCCCTAAGATAGGCTTCAATCGTGGCCTCGTCGGTTATTTTCTCGGTAACAAAATAAGTTTTTTTACCCGATTTTTTTTGCTCTTTGCAAAATAAAACATACGATCCCCGGGCTAAAGCGAGTTGTGAGGCTAAGAGGGCTGAGGCTGATTTAAAAATATTACGCTTAAGTTTACGCTCAGCTTTAAGCCGGAGTTTATCCTCTTTGAGCATTGGTTTTTTGGGTCGACCTGATCCGGGACGGACTCCCCCGTTCTTGCCGGGAATTTGTGGCAAATGTGGTTTCTTATCAGTTACGACCTCGCCAATAATAGGCTCCTCTTTATTTACTTGGCTATTTTGATTTTCGTTTTCTGACATAAAAGTTTAAAAAATGCACAAAAGATACCATTTTGAATAAAAAACGATACAAAATGAATCAAAATCGTGCAAAAATGCGTCGTTTTAGAATATAGCATTTTTTGCTAACAAAAAACAACCTCACTAAATAATTGTGAGGTTGTTTTATTCCAAATTAAAAACTGTTTCTTACGCTTTTTTGGCGCTGGTTTTTTCTTTGGCGGCATACCCATAGGTCCGCACGCCTTGCCGTTCTTTTTCATAGGTTGGCAATTAGACAATCTAAAAGTGATTGATTTTTAAAGTTATCCACTCTATCCACACCCCTTATTATTATAATATCTATTATACCTATATTAATATGTTTGCGCTTGTGGGCAAAGTAGTTTGCGGAAAAGCGCAAAGTGCTCGAGGTTAATCCCCACCCTATGCACAGGATATAAACAGCGTCTTTTTTACTCATGCGGCGTCGAAAGATTTAACTTTCGTATAGACACCGCCACAAAAATAAATAATCACGCTAAATAAATTCGCCTGCGGCTGGACTGCGCGGCTTCAATTTCAAGATACCGAGAGAGCGAGGAAATGACCCGTGACGCTTGGGAGGTTGAAATATGGAGCTTCTCCGCAAGGAATGTGTTGCCGGCGCTACAGTAGCCAAATTTGGCGCACAGCGAGCTTATAAGAGCATACATGAGCTTGGCCGTGGGGCTCAAACTCCGATCATGTAAAACGGCTAAAGGCAAAAGGCCATAGCCCTCTTTTAATACGCTCGAAGCGCCAGTTTTCTTCATAGGGATATTTTCACTATATCACAATTTGACAAACTTTAATGTAGTGTATACACTACATATAGATTTATTCTAAAGTCCGCGCCCCCGGACATAAAACAAAGGGGTGGGTTTATGACCAACGCTAAAGAATATTATCCGGGCCTGAGCTATCGGCTCAAGCTGGATATTATCCATTTTGAGGGTGACGAGGAGTCGCATTGGAAAGAGGGAGAAATCTTTTTATGTGCACGCCAAGGTGTTAAAACAATTTTTCTTAACCTGACGGATCACAGCGCTTTTAGCTTGTCGGTTATTAAAAGTTGGGAGAAGCGCTATAAGCGACCAATTTTTGAACGGGTAAAATAATTAAGTATGGGCATAATGCACAAGATTAAAAAACGAGTCGACCAACGAATGAAGCGAGATCGCCGGCTCCAAAAGAGGGAAACTAAAAAAATTTATTATGATACTAACCGCGCTACAAAAAGAGGTCTTGGAGATAATCAAGACGAATAAAGGCACAATCAGCGCTTATCGTATTGCGCTTAAGGTTAAACGATCCAATAAACAAATTTTGGCGCTCTTAGATAGCCTACAAGCTAAAGGGTATATTAAAATCCCTTTAATTAAAGGTGCCAAGGACACAAAAAATATTAAAGTTTTAAAGTAGTTTTATGAAAGAAAAAACTTTTAAATTTGGTGATCGCGGAATTTGGCATTGCCCAGCGTCAGACGACCGGAAAAAACAAGATATTCCTGCCGTGGTGCTCGAACAAACAAAAGAGGGCGTCCTTTATATTTTTACTGACTTTCCAATCAGAAAAAAATATAACAATTTAACCTATCGAACGGCGACGATTTTCCCAAGCGATTTTACTCTTACGACTTTAGATTTACGCCGAACCGATAGCGAAAACGCAATAAATTTTTTCTTGGGAGAGGGTCAAGAGCCTATTATTAAAATTGCTGACGGAAAGTTTTATTGGAAAGGTGAGGCTATTGACGATATCCACGACATTTATAACCGGTTGTATGAAGTTTTAATCGAAGCCGCCAAATAGTATGTTAGTGCACGATAAAATAAAACTTCAAAATAATGGGCTTGTAGTATTAAAAAAGATATACCCTAAAGATTTTGTTAACCAGCTAAACAAGGAATATGAAAAAAGGTGGAGGGTAGTTAAAAAGAAACTTCCTAAGAAATCTGATAAAAAGGGAATTAAATATTTTGAAAATGCAGAAATAATGAAATTAGAAAAAGGCCGCTATGATTTTAACTGGAAAATGAATGAGGGTGTTTTTTCGTCTAATAAATTTCTTAAACCAAAAAGACTCTATTCGTTAATAAAAGAAGTATTAGAAAGTGATTTTTTTGCTGAGGCAGGCGCTCTACCAACATTTCCCGGAGCAAAAAACGGAGGGTGGCACCGTGATGTGTATACACTATTTAATGACGAAAATCTACAATTAGATTTACCGCCATTTTATATAACTGTTTTAATCCCCTTGCAGGACTTAGATAATTATATTGGAGGGACTGAGTTTATCGAAAACTCTCATAGGCTTTTTCAATCTAACTTTGAGGGGAAAATGGGATATATTCCTGAGTGTAGAGCTGGCGACGCGATAGTTTTTAATGGCATGATGTATCACCGTGGACTCGCTAATTATTCAAAAAATGAGAGAAAAATGTTATATATCGTCTTTTGCAAAAAGTGGTATAGAGATTATACTGTTTAAGTATGTTAAAATAACAAGCTATGGGGAGGTTGAGAGCACGCATAGGGACTCTTGGCCTGCCAATATCTTATTATTAATAAACGATCGTATGAGCGACAAATACACGACCGAAAATGTTAAGCTGTATACTAAAGAGGATTCTTTGGTTACTAAGTTTCTTGACATTTTCCAAGAGGATCGCCCGACCCTCGACGCAGCTGTTGGTAGCATGAATAATATGTTATTAGCTGTTGCAAATGGTAATGAACCGGCAATCCCGGACAATCACCATGACGAGGTCGCAGCTTTGGTTGAAGAAATCAAAGCCGATCTTCCTAATCGCATTGAGGGCGAAACAGAAGAGGAAGAGACTGGGGAAGAAGAAACTAACGCTTAGTCCTCTGATAGTTGGGCCGTCCGTAGCGGTTGGCTCAACCATTAGTGTATTAACTTAAAATAATAAACCTATGTCAGATATCGAATTTTTAGAAATGGTCGTTAAGCAAATTGTCAGCCAGCCCGACCAAGTCAGCGCGGAACGAACCACCGACGAAATGGGCGTGTTATTAACGCTCAAAGTTGATCCGGCGGATATGGGCTATGTTATTGGTCGCAAAGGCCAAACGGCTCAAGCTATTCGAACTCTTTTAAAAATCATTGGCGCTAAAAATAATGCGCGCGTAAATCTTAAAATTTACGAGCCTGATAAGGCCCCGGCTGGTGGCTTTATGTCAGAGCCAATAATTTCTTAATAATTAAGTTTAAACCTATGTTATTTGTATTAGCTGGTTTGTTTTTCTTAGCGTTATCGTTCACTTATTTTGGTATGTCTATTCCGCCTATGGTGCTCGGAATTTTGGCATTGCTATCCGGTGTCAGCTTTATCGCAATGGGTGTTACTAAAAAGGAGTAGGCGGCAATTATATGACGCTACGACCATTATCAGACAACCTTGTTGTCAAAGCGCTCGACGAGAAAGAGCCCTCAGCTTCCGGCATTGTCTTACCGGATACCGTGCATAAAGAAAAACCTGAACGCGGCGAAGTAATTGCGATCGGCCCCGGCCGGCAATTAGATAACGGCCAAATCGCCGCTATGACGGTTGAGGTCGGACAAAAAATAGTGTTTCGAAAATACTCTCCCGACGAAATTAAAGTCGAGGGAGAAACCTACCTCGTTATTCGCGAGAGTGATGTTTTACTCATTATTTAAATAGATATGGCAAAGAAAATCATATACGGCGAAACCGCTCGCCTCGCCTTAAAGCGCGGCGTTGACCAGCTCGCTAACGCAGTAAAGGTAACATTAGGCTCTAAGGGCCGAAACGTCGTTATTAGTCAAGAATATGGCCGCCCAAACATTACTAAAGACGGGGTAACAGTCGCCCGGGAGATTGAGCTTTCCGATAAATTTGAGAATGTCGGCGCGGAAATTATTAAAGAGGTAGCATCAAAAACCAATGACTCAGCCGGTGACGGAACCACAACGGCCACAGTATTAACCCAATCTCTAATCCAAGAGGGGATTAAGCTATTAACCTCCGGCGTAAGCCCAATGGATATTAAAAGTGGTATGGAAACAGCGCTTGCTCGGGTTAAAGAAACTTTAAAGAAAAACAGCAAAGAGGTCTCGTTGCCCGAGGAAATTATCCAAGTCGCCTCAATTTCTGCCAATGACAAAGATATTGGAGCTATTATCGCGGCAACCATGGCCGAGGTCGGCCCGGACGGCGTGATTACGGTTGAGGAGGGACAATCGTTTGGTGTTTCGAAAGAGGTGGTTGAGGGTATGCAGCTCGATAAAGGCTATATTTCTCACTACATGGTGACAAATCAAGAGACTATGAAAGCCGAGTTAAATGAGCCCTATATTTTGCTGACTGACAAGCATATCGGGAATGTCCAAGAAGTTTTACCAATTATAGAAAAAATACTAAATACCGGCGTTAAAGATATTTTGATTGTGGCTGAGGAGGTTGAGGGTGACGCACTTGCCACTTTTATTGCGAATAAAATGCGCGGCATTTTTAATATCTTGTGTGTTAAAGTGCCGGGCTTTGGTGAACGAAAAAAAGAAATTTTACAAGATCTTGCCGTGTTAACTGGCGCTAAGGTTATTACGGGCGATATGGGCTTAAAGCTTGAAAATACTGAGCTCACCGATCTTGGCCGCGCGCAAAAAGTTATTGGCGCCCGAGATACAACCACTATAATCGGTGGATCCGGCGAAAAAGAAAAGCTTGAGGCACGCGCCGCTCATATTAAAAAAGAAATTGAAGCGAGCGAGTCAGATTTTGATAAGGATAAAATGAAAGAGCGCCTTGCTAAATTGACGGGAGGAGTGGCTATTATCAAAGTGGGGGCGGCCACCGAAACGGAAATGAAAGAGCGAAAATACCGCGTTGAGGACGCCCTAAATGCAGCCCGGGCGGCTATGGCTGAGGGTATTGTGGCAGGAGGCGGTGTTGCCTTGGCTTGTTGCCATGAAGTAGACGACTCTAATTTTGCCATTGGGGAAAAAGTTGTTAACAATGCGCTCTTGGCGCCACTAAAACAAATTGCCCATAATGCCGGCGCTGACGGCTCAGAGATCTATCACCGGCTTAAAGATAACGGCTTAAAAACTGACTTTGGCTATGACGCAAGCTCAGGCGAATTTGTTAATATGTTCGAAGCCGGCATTATCGACCCGACTAAAGTTGTTCGATCAGCCCTTGAAAACGCAGTCTCGGCCGCCATTATGTTTTTAACGATTGAAGCGGTTATTTGCGAGGAGGAGGTTATTGAGGAAAAAAAATAATACCGATAAACTTTATACACGACCCTATGATATATATAAAAAACCTGTTTTTATATACTTGTGCCACGATTAAGTGTTGGTGGATTGGGGTTGTGCACCTCTCTAATAAAACCTGCTATTGGTCCATAGATGAGGTATTTTTCTATGGACCAAATGCGCAGCAATATTTAAAGAAATACAAAAAAATGAGGAAATCGGATATTAAATACCTTGAGCGCAAGGCTAATAAAATTCAGTTTCACCGGCCTTAACCGGTAAAAGTTATCCCCATGCTTTTCCACTTTATCCACAGATACCGGCGAACGCGCGTAATGTTTTGGTTTAAGTGTAAATGTGGAAAACTTAAGCTTGATCGCTCTGTTCGGCTGCGCTTAAAACATGGTAAAATACGCTATGTCAAAAAAGTCCCATTTTAATTTAAAAAATTTAATCACTTTTACACCTATGACAATCAAGATTAAAAAGATCCTTAATTCGCAGGGCGCACTTGCCCAGCTGGCTAACGCCCACAATTTGCCGGTGGCGCTGCGCTATAAGGTCGTTAAGTTAATGCGCCATATTTCCACAGCTCTTGAGCCGTATGAAGAATTGCGCCTTGAAAAATGCAAAGAGTATAGCGACGGCAAAACCAAAACCGTGTTTAATAAACACCCAGTAACGGGTGCTGATATTCCAAGCGAGGAATATGATATTAAGCCGGAATTTCAAGCAAAGTGGGAGCAGGAGCTTATTGAAATGCGCGATCAAGAAGTTGAGATTGATTTGCCTGATATTAACATGACAGAATTTGAGGCCGTCCCTGATTTGCCGGCCAGCACTTTTACCCCCCTTGATTGGGTCGTAAAAGTCTAAATTTAATGTATGCGGCCAATACCGCTATCGCTTCGTAAAAGGATCGCTTTAGATCCTTTTATGTTAAAATGTTGCCATAGCCAAATTTGGCCTAATACTGCCCTCTGTGAGGGCAAAGTAGAATGGGAGCACGCAATGAGCTATAAGCGCCAAATAAACGAGTGGTGGGCAATTATACCCCTTTGCCGCTATCACCACCGAGGCAATGGACTTGATAAACGCTTTAACGAGTGGGTGGCTCTCTCCCGGGCCAATATTGAGGATTTAGTTAAGCGTATGCCGCGCGCTGATTGGCGCCAAAAACTAATTTACCTTTCGTCTCACTATGGAAAATTACCCGGGCCACTTATCTCACTTGCTCGAGGAGGTGAATATATTAGACAAATATCTCGAACACGAGCGGTTTCACCACAAAGAAAAAAACTGTTTTCTCGTATTCGCGCCAATGGTTAGTGAAAAGAATAATAAAAATCAGAAAAGCATTTTGCGGCAATATTACTGTGTGACTCATGATGTCTATATTTGCCGCTGTGGCTGGGAATTTGGCCACCACTCACAACACTAACAAAAGAGCCCATTTCAGGGCTCTTTTTAGATCTCTTGACTAAGTTGTGGTGTATACACTATACTCTACAACATAGGGGGAGTTATCCCCCACAATCTAAGTAATATGTCGAAAAACAATAGTGTGGAAAATCCTCACAATAACCTGACGGCGCCTAAGGTGATCATTAGAGTTTTGCTCTTTTTCGTCTTAACGCTTGTGTCTATAATTTTAAAAGAAGTTCCAAACTATAATTTTCTTAGTCTCATAAAAGCAGCTGAGATAATTCTAATTGCTTATTGTTTCTTTTCGATTTATCAATCGGCAAGATATTTATTAATGCACTCTCTCAGTCAAACCCATACCGAGCATGAAGCCCAGCTTATAAAAGCTCACGCCATAGTGGCCGGCCTGACACTTTATTCACTCGCCTATCTTATTGGTTTACTTGGCTAATTAGGAGTATTTGATTTAGGCTTATTCGCCTTTGGCTTATTGGCGGCCGGTTTATTAATTTTGGCCGAGTTCTCCTGACCAGCTTCGTCCATAAGTAAGAGCAGCTGCTCGTCGAGCGGAATTTTGCGCGTGCTATAAGTGCCGCGAGTCGGATAAAGATAGTTTGCAATATAAGGACCAACAAACGGCGTATAACCAAGTAAGCGGCGCAATGTTTTTGGCTGATAGGTATCTTTGCTAATCGGGTGTTTTATTTCTACAAGGTGTTTATTAGGATCTAATAAATTCTTAGCGTCGTCAATCATGCCGGTTGTCCAGCTCTCAAAATCATTTACAGTCGGACCGGTCAAAAATCTAACTACATTTCCACCAAAGGACCCTTGCAACATAGATTGAAAGAGCTCGGCCGTAACACCAAAGCCCATACCGGACATATAGTTTTCGATTACCCGAGTCCACAGGTCGGTCGTGCGTTGGCGTCCACGGACCCATGCTTTAAGATCGTCAATGCCCTCGCCGGCTACCTGACCGAGAATTAAGAATAATAGTAACGGCTTCATATTACCTTTCCGAGCTTCGCCCAAAACAAATTTTCTAATAAATTGACCCTGCTTAAAGAAATAAGTTTTGAATTGGTAAAGAAGCTTACCACTTGGAGACATGGCATAAAAAGGTTTATCAAGGCGGCTAATTGGCTGCGTATCAGAAATAGCCTGATAGGCGGCGTCGATAAAATCAGTTTCCTTTAGGCCGGTTTCTAAAATTTTATCCGGGTTAAGACCAAACTGTTCGAGCCGACGGCGCAAAAATGCTGAGGTCGGATTTTTCTTTAAGTTTTTAGCCAACATTTTCACATAGTTGCGTGAAGCATTTGCCATAGTGCGGCGCAATGAAGTTTCAACATATTTAGCGCCCGTCATTTTGTAGAATTTATCACCTAAACCAAGCTCCTCGGCATAGCCTTTTAAGTTTTGCTCAATGCCAACCGATCGAGAAAATGATTTGCCCTCCTTGGTTAACATACCCTTATACGCGCCTTTCATTGTCGACCAAATATTAGTTCGGATAAATACTTTCATAATATCCATAAGGTTCGTCAGGGCGACAAGGCTAAGCTTGGTGACGTTGTTATAGGCCAGCGCAATATTGGAAAGCTTTTTAGTTAACGGAGAAAACTGCTCGCGACCACTCATACGATCCACAAAGCGTTTAAGATCCTCAATGTGTTTATAGCCGTCAAGTGAGGCTTGGAAAAGCAGTCTGTCGAGATCTTTATTATCCTCACCAAAATATTTAAACTCTCCAAGTCGCTGATAGGCGGCCGGAATATATTGTGATAACACGGAGCGCGGATCACGGTCATAAAACAGATCCGGCAAGTTTGCCATGCGCGCACGCTCAAGGTGGCCGTAAAAATCGCTGCGGCTGCTTTGCAAATCCCATAGGCGTCGTTCAATAACCCACGGATCCTCACCAGTGAGCTCTGATTGTTTTTTTATAAAATCAACAAAATTTTCTCTATTAGATAAAACACGATCCAATTCGTCTTGCTTTAAAAAGGCAGGGAAGTAGTTTTTACGAGGGATAAAATCTCTATAATTAGATCCGTCAAAAACTCTAATACCAAGCTCCTGTGCTTGATCAGCAATTTCTTTAGAAACCTCGCGCCATGCGTCCACAGCTGCTTGGGCTGACGCCGGCGTGTCTTTTTTCTTTTCAACGTAATTGGCAAAATTATCAAGATCGTTTTGATCGAGCTTACTTAATTCGACATTAACTTTTTCCAGCGCGGCAGAGCTTTCAATCGCCTCATATTTTTCGGCGGATCTTACTTTCTTGGCAATCGTTTTTCCTACTTCCCCGTAATGATCCAAAAAATTAATATCATATACAAAACGAAGCCGATTACGAGCGGCTTTAGCAAGCTCAACGAATTTTCTTTTATCCGGGGAAAGGTTATCAAATTTTGCAGCAAACCAACCGGGATTTTCCGGCGGAGTAGGAGGAGCTGGTGGCGCCATTACCGGGCCTGTTGGGATACCTTGTTTCTTAACCCGACCAGCAGCCTCAATTTGGCTCTTAATAACGGCTGGGAGCTCACCGTGTTTCTGTTTAATAATTTCGCCGATACTACTGCCGTCTTTATTGGCTTCGGCTCCTTGACGATTTTTACCTTTGACTTGCTCGACGCTTGTTTCAGCGGCGTTAACTTTGGAAGTTTGACCATACGATTTTAGATCATTAATAGTTTCATTTATTAGTGTATCAATTTTTTGGATAGTTTCCTCAGGGGGATCCTCAAAATTAACCCCAGCTTCGGCAAGATCAGCCCTAACAGCTGTAACCCCCTCATTAAAGGCTTCAATTTCGGCCCGTGCGGCCTCATAAGCGACTTTTTCAGCTGGATTGGTAGGAATATCACCTTTGACTAAATGTTCTCCCACAGAGGCAGCCACAGCCTTATTTCTAATTTCCCGAGGAAGCCAATTAACGGCAGCTGGCAATTTGCCTTTAGCCGCCTGATCAAGTTCGTCCAAAACTGAGTGCTCATACTGAGCGCGTTGCGCCGGTGGAGAAGTTGGGTCGTCAAAGTTAGGGCCGTCGGTCGTCAATTTAACTGGCTTAGATACAAGGTTAGGATTACTATATTTTACTTTTCCATTAGGCAAAACTTCTTTAGTAGCGATCCAATTTTCTCGTAATCCAAAAAAGCTTCGTTCACCTTTGGGCGTGAGGGGATTATCAAAAGTGACGCTCTTTACACTATTCTCTAAGTTATGAGGTGCGCTATCAACTCTAAATTCAGGCCATTGTCCTGTCTGTGAAGCAATAAAGTCTGACCCCGGTTTTTTTATCCCTCGAGCATTTATTTGTGAGGAATCAATTTCAATTTTTACTCCTTTTCCACCTTGACCCAAAGCTAACTCTGGGTTTGAGGCTACATTAAGACCTGCTTTATCCATACCAGCAAAAATAATATCACGAGCTGATTGTGCACTTGTTTCATGATAAACAGTATCAATGCCCGAGCGTGCCGGGGAGTAAGGCACAACCTCTTTTCCTGCGTCAACCGGACTGTCTTTATAAAAAGGGTTTCGAGTAAAGCCGCTTTGATCAGCCGCTCCAAATTTAGCTGTCTCTTTGAGCTGACCCCATTGCTCGGTCAACACATCTCCTAAGGTTCGCTTCTCGCCGTTAACAATAATTTCGCCACCGTTCTTTTTGGCATTTTTAATCAAAGGCACCCAATCGACACCGTCTTGCGAAAGTTTTTTAAAGGCAGCCATTTTAGCTTCGTCAATAATTCTGCCGGCTGTAATGTCCTGAATATCTTTATAGGTGAGCGACGCGATCAGCTGACGCGAGACTGGAATTTCAGCAATGCGTTTAGATAGCTGCTTTAATGGCGCGCCGGCAATATCTCCAAAAATTGAAAAATCAACGGCACCTTGAAAGGCTGTAAGCAACACGGCAGCCAAAGGGTTAACCCCATGATCAACTAAATGCTTAAGGTCTTGCTGGTAAGTGTCGACGGTATAGAGCTTCTTTTCTTTTTCGGCTTCGCGCCCGGCAATATCTTTACTAAAGAATTTGTCATAGTGGAGGTTAATATCAGATAAGGTCTTATAGCCTTTTTCAGGAAACTCGATTGTCGATTTAACCATTTCGCTAAAGGAGTCCTCCGGTAAGGTAAAGCCTTTTTGCATAAATGGAATCTTAACGTCTAAACCAACCGGTCCATACGTTAATGTATCTTTCGCTTTATTATATTTAGCAAGATCTTCATTTGTGCCGCTAAAGACTTTCTCGCCAGTTTTTTTTGCGGTCGCCATGCCGGAGATACCCTCTCGCGGATCAACGCGCGGACCGGGTAAAATCGGACGGCCCTTATCAATCACGCGACCCGGTATTGCGGTTTCAATCGCTTTTTGGTCAGTAGAGAGGGGAGCATAGAGTGGCTGCGACGGCGCCACTTTTTCTTTAACTTTATTCGCTACAGTTTTGGCAGTAGTAACCACGGCGTCAGCGGCTTTTGTAACCGTCTTAGTAAATTTATCAACTAAACCACCACCCGGGACTTTAGTAACCCACGAGTCGCGGATTGTCTGCTCGGGAAATTTAATATCTTGCTGTTTTTGAATAACCATTAATTGCGCCTGAGGCAAAGAAATCTTACCCTCTTTCCATAAGCGGATTGCTTCGTCCTCAACTTTAACTTTACCCTGCTGGCGCGTTTCTAAATCATTTTTGCCTTTAGGGGAGGCTTTATATTCAATATTGGCTTTGCTATTTGTGCCGCCAAGAGCGTGCGGTTGAATATGATCGCGTTCATATCCGGCTTTAACCGGTAAAACATCTTGTGAGCGCGGCACAACATTTGGCACATTAATACTAATTTTTGAATATTCGCCGCCGCCGGAGGTGGGGGAGAGTTTAAAAGTTTTTGGCTTATTAACAACGGGCGCCGGGGTTTCTTTTTGCTCACCAAAAACCGAGCGGTATCCGGTGGGGGATCCGCTCCGAGGGCTACTTAACTGAGGTGTAGCGGTTTTTAATTTGGTTTGAATTAGTGACTGGTATGCCATAAATTAACCTTTTTTGTAAAAGCTATTTCTTCCAAAACTGATACCACTTCTTTACTTCTTTGCCATAGACTTGATCCAAATCGGCGTCGGTAAAGCCGGCTTTTTTAGAGTCAGCGCGCGAAATTCCCTGATCTTTATTTTCTTGTAAGAGTTCAACATTGCTCATTTCAGTTTTGGCTTTTTTAGGAGCTGATCCGCCAAGAGGATAACTTTTATTATTCGGGTTGCGTAAGTAAGCGGCTGCTTTATCAAAATCAGATCCGGCAGCAGCAAGGCCGGAATTAATCCAGTCAGTTTTAGCCGCTTTATAATCGTCCGGGCTGACAAAATTATCCTCGCCGCGCTGAGCGGTCAAATTATTTAAGATAGCGGTTTCGCGCTTTGATTTTTCTTTCTTTCCGGCCGCCGTTGTGTAATCAGGAATAGTTGACCAGTCAATCGTCGTGCCGGTGTTATTACTCTCGCCAAATAAGCTACCATTTCCGCCCTCTTGCTTATACATGGCTTTTACATAATCGCTCTTTTGGTCCGGGCTGAGTTTTAACCAATCAGCGTCAGAAATAGCAGTATAAGCCCAGCGCGGCTTGCCTGAGGCAGTATAAAACGCTGAGCGCTTAGGATCGGTGGCGGCAGTATCAAGGGCCTTAATAGTGGTGGCAACACCGTCATTTGTAAAACGAGCGGTGTAATAAGTTTTTCCGTCGCTACTGGTAAATGGATCGCCCTTTGTATAATCAACGCCCTCTTTTAAGCCAAGAGAGGCGGCCACAGCCGTTGTCATAGCTGTTGGATTATTATGACGATCGGTGCGCATACCCTCTGAGTCGCTGTATTCTTGTGCACCCGGCAAATTGCCTGAGGCACCTTTCAAATAGCGACCGCCAATAGCGATTGCGCCGATTGAGTCTTTGGCACCGACCATTTCTTTCAAAGTTGAAACCGGAGCGCCGTTGCGTGCCGCTTCGATCATTAAATCGTAAACATTCTTTTTGTTAGTCTTATCTTCCTCAAGTTGAGCTTCGTGCTCTTTAATAATCAAATTAAGAGTGTCGGTTTTTTTCTTATCCTCACGGCTCAAAACATCTTTATTAAGATCAATCAAGGTTTTTAGATTCTCAATTTTTTGTTCATTATCCATAAACTGTAAATCAATCGTGTGCTGCGCCAAAGATTGGGCCATGGTGATATTACCCTGCAAAGCTGTTGCCATAGAAGCAAGAGAGCCTAACTCAATGGCAGCGGTGCGCTGCGTTTCGCGCTGTTCGCCAACAATGAAACCCATAGGCGCGGCTTGATTTTCAAACGACTGGATCGTCTGATCATACATAGCCTTTTTACTTGCCATTTCAATATTAAGATCGGAGAGCTGCTTAACTTTTGCCTCAATACCTAAACGCTTTTCCTCAGCTGACAATGCGGCGCCTTTCGTGGCCTGCGTATCCATGGCGTCTGAAAGCTGTTTATAAAGCGCATTTTGGTTAGTCTCAGCACCGGTCGGCGTGTTAATCGCCTTGATTAATTCTTGCGTCCAGCTATCAAGATTTTTTAAAATTGGATCTAAGCCGGCTAAGAAGCTCGAAGTTGCGCTGCCTGTTTTATCAGCTCCGCCTGACGGCAAGTTAAAATCAGAGGCTGAGCCTTTTCCAAAAGTAGAAACATCAGTCGGCGACTTTGGCGTTGGCGTCTGTGATTTTTGATATTGAGGGATCCATACATCACGCGCCAAATTAGGATTAACAATACCGCCGCCCTTGCCGGTTGCCCGGCTAAATAAATCATTGGCCACATCTTGCGCTGAATAACCGCCATAGGTCACGGCGTTAACCAAGGTCGGCCAATCCTTTGCGGAAGTTGTCTGTCTGAGAGTTTTGCCATTAATTTTTTTAGAGTCCAAAAAAGAGGCCAATTCCTTAGCTTTTTCCTGTTCTAAGGCAGTATCTCGTGTTTGGCCATAATATGCCCCCGGAGAGCCGGTTGGCTTACTTGCGGTAGTTGTGGGGGTAATGCCCATTTGTTTGGCGTAGAGGCCATAATTTGGGTCAAGAGGCGATATCGTCTGACCATTAGGCAAGACGATACTGCCAGCTGGATTATTTTGCCCGTTACGACCAAGGCCGGTTAAAAAGTTCTTACCTGAGGCGTCAAGGCTCGCGCGTTCTTGTGCGGTCATATTGCCGTTAAAAATTCGATAATAATTTTTATAGTTAGAGTCGTCAGTAATATCAATCCCTTTGGCCTGCCAGTTTTTAACATAATCGTCCAATTCTTTTAAGGCCGCGTCTCTGACTTTAAAAGCCGCAGCTTGGTCGGCCGGATTTTGCGGATTATTCCAGTTAGTATATTTATCTGCGGCGCTCTCAAAATAAGCGCTATTACCAATACCGCGCAAGGCATAGCCTTTGTCGGACTCAAGGTTGCGATAACCGCTTTGCCAATAACTAAGCATTTGCTGGGGATTGACGCTACCGCCATAGGCAGAAATCAAAGCGCTTAAAAGCTCCGGCTTTGTTTGAAGATCTTGCAGGGTTGCACCCTGTAACTGGGACCATGAAATCATATAGGTTTATCCTACTAAAATTTAGAAAAGTTGTTATACCACATTAATCGAAGTGGTGGTTTTAGCGACTGCAATGACTTTATTATCAAATTTATCTCGAATTTCTTGCCCAACACTAAAGCCCGAAAGGCCAGAAACAAGACCCTTGTTAATAAGATTTAAGCTGGCTGCGGCGGCAACGGTCGAGGGTGAAACGCCAATCGACTTTTTAGAAGCTCTGAAATACATACCAACAAGATATTTATTTTGGGTAAACCAAAAGGCGTCAAAATCAGTTTGGAAATCGAGGTTGCTATCCAAAATATTAACCTCATAAATTGATCCAATATCGTAGTCGGCAATAATTTTAGCGTCATAACTCAAAACGTCAGATGAACTGATTGTATAATAAGTAGCATAAAAATTTGTGTTGGCCGGACTGTCTAACCGATATAAAACAAAGCCTCGATTGTTTCTAAAATAAGCGGTGCGCACTCTGCTTTCTCCTGAATTTTCAAACGCATTATTAACAAATTGGTATTCAGTCCCGACGGTTACGGTTGTTCCCGAGACATTTAAGACGCGTGCCTGCCCTGTTTCATTAGCGCCTACATTCGTGTTATCAGCATAGGCATAAACTGCTTTTGTGGTAGAAACTTTAGTTAGTTTTCCATAAATATCAGACTTAACGGTCGCAGTCGTGTTTGCAGTAATGGTTGTTCCAGAAACGCTTAAAATTCGAGCTAAGTTATCATAAACGACTAACACTTTGTCCGTATCAATTAAAATTGCGTCACCAAGGTTTGAAGCGGCAAAAGAAATAGGCGTGCCGACGGTCGGCGTTGTGCCTGAAACTGTAATCACAACCGCTTCAATATCAAAGTCACCAGCTCGAGACTGGATAAACATTACCTTATTATCCTCCATGCGGATCGCTTTATAACTGGTCTGCATGGCGTTCATTCCGGTAAAGGACGTCTTGGCTGTGATCGTAGTGGAAAAATCTGCGTTGATAGTAATAACTCGGCAAGCCGGCAGGGACGAGCCGCCGCTGTTGTAATTGTAAATAAGCATAGCCTTGTCTGAGGCAATGCGCACAATACCAACAATGTCATAGGGGGATCGGGCGTCGGTAATGGTTGAAGTGTCGACCGGTCCGCGGATAAATTTGCCGTTTTGGTATCTAAAAGTAACAATCGCGATATTATTAGCGCTTGTTTGGTAAGCTCCCACATACGTCATTGAGCTAATTTGGCACATCTTAAATTGAGCGGACCACAAAGAAAGTGCTGAGATATCAAATAAGGTGGTCAAGGCAATATCGTCAATCGTTTGTGTTTGGCATTGGCTCGCACTCGTTCCCTGTTCGCATACATCACCGGCTGTTATGGCGGAGGCGGCGGTATAGGCTGAGTTAATAGAAAAGCTACCAATTAAAGTTAAGACATTATTAGCTGAGTCATACATCATATATTGCCCAGCTGAGTAGTTGCCGGCAAAAAATCCAAAGGTATCAGTTACATTTCCGCCAATTCCGTTTAAATTACCGACGCGCACGACTTCCGTGTAAGCGTTATAGGCTACGCCTGTCCGCGCAAAGACTGAATAAAATGGTGCGTTAGATCCCTCGCCAATTAAACGAAGCCAGCCGCCCGAGTAGGTTGAGGCGCCGTCACTTTTACCCACTTTAACCACAGTCGTTCCCAGCTTCCAAGCTGGATTGGAGTTTGAAGCATAAGCAGCCGCCAAGTCGCGCGTCACGGTATAGGTCGGAGCTGAGCCAATATTGGTTACGCGCAAATATTCCTCGACAATACCAAGCGAACTTTGCGCCCGAATCAATAAAATGTCATTAACGGCAAAAGTGGTATTACCTTTAATCGTCAGGGTCGAAGCGTCCAGCGCGCTCATATCAACATTGAGCGTATCAGCATTAGCGACGATCAGCTGACCGCCGACGGCTGAAATAACATCATATTGAAAAGTTACGCCGCGCAAAGTGCCGCGTGCAAATAAATTTTCCGCTTCGATCAAATCAGGCTCGATTGTAAAACCGGATAAGCCGGCGGAATAGTTGCTTGAGCGGATCCGCTTATTGTTTCCGTCGATTAAAATTTCGTTTGCGGTGCCGACGCTAATGCGTTTATTTAAAGCGTCCAACACAATTTCATTAGAGGAGCCAATGTTAATAACCTTGTTGGCGCCGTCCAATACAATTTGCCCAAGCGATCCGATCGTTATTTTTTTATTAACGCCGTCAATGGTAATTTCCGGCCCGGTCCCGACTTTAATAACCTTATTCGCCGAGTCAAAAATAATCTCGTTGCCGGAGGAGGAAAGAGTGGTTGCAGCAATAACCCAGCCTCCGATTGTCCCCGTCAACGCCGTAATGTTGCCGCGCGCCACGATATTATAAAAAGTTGCGGTGCCGTCAGCGTCAATATTCCAGCCGGAGCCGGTGTTAGAGCTCCCCGGAGCCGGCGGCACATAATTGGGCGAGGAAAAAACCCCATTTGTTAAAATGGAGCTATCGCCCAAGCTCTGAATATTACCGGTCTCAGGTAAAGGCTCGGGCAAATATCTTTGGTCAAACATTTTGCTGACGCTGTTTGCGCTATTGCCCATATTTTAGTTTTTAAGACGCTCGACCGGGATAAATCTCGGTATCAATAAAAATTGGCAATGCTACGGGCAATAAAGCGCTGCCGCTCCAACGGAGCTCTAAAATAAAGTTTTGTTTGCCCTGTATCTGTAAATTTTCATTGCTGATATAACGCTCTGAGGCGG